ATAAGGCGCTGAGCGCAGGACATGCGACTGTAGCAGCAAAACCATAAATGTAGGAGGTAACTGGCATGGCTTATGCAGATTATAAATTCTATACAGAATCATTCGGCAATGTCGTGCCAGAAACCGACTTTCCGCGACTGGCAGAAAGAGCCAGCGATTTTGTGGACACAATGACGTTTGACAGGTTGGTGGACGGACTGCCAACAAATGAACGCTCGCAGAAGCGTATCAAAAAGGCAGTCTGTTCATTGGCTGAATTAATGTATCAGATTGAACTTGCTGAAAAGAATGCTATTAATCAGGCATCGGCAAATGTAACCGACACAAATGTCGGCGGCAAATCAACAGGCATTGTAACATCTGTAAGTTCCGGCAGTGAATCCATCTCTTACGCAACACCTCAGCAGATTGGGGCGAGTGCAAAGGAATGGAGTGCGGTGTATGCCGCCGCCGGAGATATACAGAAAACGAACGACTTACTTTACAAGACAGCTTTACCGCTTTTAATGGGGGTAAGGACGGATGATGGAATACCGATTTTAAATGCGGGGGTGTGAGTATGAAATATGTACGAATAAAACCGACTATAGTTGAAGCTATTCAATGTTTTACCACTCCTGAAGGTATAGCTCAAATTGAAAAGTTTGTTGGCAATTCGGTAAAAATCAATAACAAT